TACCATACGTGTCCCGTAGCCACTGACGCAGCGCGGCAGTATCATCCGCACTACTACTACCAGCCTTGGCAGCAGCAGCAGCAGCAATACGCGCAGCGGCCTCGGCCGCAGTTTCACTACCATCTGGATTAGGCATGAGTCTTATTCCTCAACTGCTTGATACGCGCCAGCAGAGTCTTGGTCGGCTCTGGCTTCTTGATAGGTTCAATTACCCTCGGCTGGTCAGCCTGGGGCGGCGGAAATAGCCCGTGAACGAACTTAGTGTAGACATCGTCAGAGGTTATCATTGTCCAATCACCCCTGTCGGACTAGGACCTTCGCTCGGTTGGCCCTTGCCTGGCACAATCTGTCCACCGCCGGTAGCACTAGGCGCCCCGGTCTGAGCAGTAGGACCTGCCGGCTGAGTCGCTGCCTGTATTGCCTGCTTCGCCTGAGCCGCCTCAGTGAACGCAGTCACGAACTCCTTCTGACGAATCTGGGCTGCGAACTCTGGATGGCCCTCGCGCTCGAACGCCTTAGCCATGCGCTCCAGAACGATAACTGGCTCGCGGTTAGCGATGTCCACGACCATGCGGTCGACCTCGCCCTCCGGGTCGTCCACGAGCATGACCTCGTCGAGCACCGTAACCAGGGACATAATCGGGTTCGCCGGGTTGAGCAATAGCTGGGCCGTCTGCGCCTTGGACAGCATGTCCTCTGGCAGCGCTGGCTTGAATATCGGGATAGGCTTGTACTTGCGCTCCTCCAGGTCCTTAGACGGGTCGAACTCCAGACGCATGTACGAACGCTTGGACCGAACGGTCAGTGACAGCGGCTTGAGGTTCTTCGCTACCTGCAACTGCTGTAGGATATGTGACCCTAGCTGCGAACCGAAGTTGGTGAGCCCTCTACTATAGGGCTCTAGGCCGTGTCGCGCAGCGTTGATGACTTGCTGAAACAACACGCCTGTTCCTTGGAATCCAGTTGCAGCCTGAATGATGTCGGCCAGTGTACCGCGCTGACGCTCATCCTTGAGCAGAGACAGCAACTTCCAAGCGTCCGGCGTAATGGGCTGGGCCTGAATGCGGTTGACAGTCTCGCCAAGCCGGAGAGGAATCTTGGCATCCAGCCCGGTCTCGAACTCCATAGGCTCGCCTGTCTGCGTGTTGATAACCCATGGCGGGAAGGCACCAAGGCTGAAGTGCTGGAGTGCCGTAGCCACTAGCTCGTTGTACTGAGGCACGTTCTCCTCGACTGTGGACAGAAGCCCGCGCCCGCTCTCAGCAACCCAACCGGACGGGTCGTGCCAGGACTGCGACCCCAGACCTTCGGCCCTCCGCTGAATCTCGTCATACGTTCGTGTCGGTACTGCCGGCTTCCGCTTGATGGGAATGCCGTTGACAGCCACACCGACCACCGGCAGTGCCGAGGGTGGAAGGCCGTGCTCCATAGGCTCGATGACCCAGGCCATCTTGCCGTTCACATAAGTACCGTCGTTATCACCATAGAAGATGAGTGTCGCGCATCGGCCCTTGCGGTTTAAACGGTCATTGGACCAATACTCTAGCTTCATACAGGGCTCGTTCAGGTCCACACCCTTGAGGTCGCCCTCGACCAGTGCCGGGTAGAAGTTGACGAGTTCCGCTAGGGTCGTGTATTTCTCAGCCAGGAACTCCGACAGTCCAATGGCATCAAATATCGGGTAGACATAGCGCGGGTCGTACATCTCGGAGATGAGCGGTGCGTCGAGGCCCATGTCCAACGCGGCCGAGGTCACATGTACCTTGCCCCATATCCAGCCGCGCATGAGTTCAAACCACGCAGCCTGACTCCACAGAGCCATGTCTCCGCGCTCAAGGAACTGTTGGTCGATGGCGTTGACTACACCGGAGAGTGCCCGCTCGACCTGACCGATGGCTAGACGCTCAGGCTGCGTAACATCACCGGCCGGCATGTCAATCCGCCAGTACGCATCATTGGACGTAAGAACGGACTGTGCCTTGTCGATGGCAACCATAGGGTCGTTCGTAATGAACCGGCGGTAGCCGCTGGGCTTGCTTTGCTGCACAACATCAAGTAATAAATACATATTTAGCCAGCCATCCATTCTGTCATGGAGCGGCTGCCAAAACCTTTTACCAAATATGAGCTTCTGCCGAAGCTGCTCTGCAAACTCTTGTTCTATCATCGCGCGTGAAGCCTTACATGCTCGCTATTTGACATTGCTTCTAGGTTCTCAGGCCGATTATCAGACCTATCACCGTTAACATGGTGAACGACATAACCCTCTGGAATAGGACCATTAACCGCTTCATAGATAACCCGATGTTCCCGTCTCCATGTAGCGGGGTCAGGACCCTCAGCAGTCTTTATTCGAACATATCCTTCAGTCGTATTGGTCGCCCCAACTGGCGCCCTACGACGTTCAGAGATGCGCTGTCCCCACTCAGGCGAAACAGGCCCTTCAGGAACAAATGAGGGATGGCCCATTAGCGCAGCACTAATCTTAGCGCGTGTCTCAGCACTACACGGTTGTCTAATCCGTGCACTAGCGGCAAGTGACTGCTTTGCGCGGGTCTCAGCGCTGGCTCGTTGACCAAGACGCATCTTCTAACCTCTCTGTAACATCATATCACACAAAGTTAACTATCGCAACCAGTTCTTTGCCTGCGCCGGCCGAGAAGATGTTTCAACTGTCTCAGACTTGGGCCTAGATGCATATGGTGCTATTGCCAATAATCCAGCAACGCACATCACCATATCGTCGTGTGCTCCTTCACGGGCTTCAGCGCGCCATTGCCGGCCCGCCTTATTCCACGTAAAGGCACCCATTTCCATCAAGAGTACCTGGTCTTGGAATACCAACGTATGCCCAAAGACAGCAGCGCGCAGTCCACCAAGCATCTTGTCCCGATTAGACTGTGTGGTGTACCATCCAGGCTGCGGATGCGCAGGTTCATTGATGAAATCGTAGTAGATGTTCGGATAGTGCATATCGTTCATGGCAGTAGACACGGCCGCGAGCCCGTAGGAATTGCGCTCGATACCGAGTAGCGCCCGGTTGTAGTGCTGAGCAATAGCGCAGGCGATGATGCCCGTGCGCTCTGGCGTGGTCCTTACTCTCATGGTGGCAACGAGATGATTGGTCTTCGGGTCGAGCACGCCGATAGCCGAGAAGTCTTCGCTCTGTCCCGTCGCGGTATCAGCCCATGCTACATATGAGTGACCGGGCTGCGGCGGCTCCCAGATTTGGAGCAGACCGCCCCGGAAGTCAATCACGTCCTCCTTGTAGTTCAGCGAGTGGAGAACAAGCATAGGCGCATGTAGCATGTCCCGATAGTGCCCGATGTGGTCGTACTCCGGGTCGGCGAAGTAACACTCGCCGGCAGTGAGGAAGCACTTGGTTATGTCCTCCGGGTACTCCTGCTCAAAGAGGGCTCCGGTCTTCAGAAGAGACGCGGACTTGATGCGGCGCCATAGAATCTGCCCCGGTGCCAGCTTGTACTCGTCGATGAGCTTGCGCTCAGCGTCCGTAGGCTGGAAGGAGTGCAGCATAGCGTCAATGTCATACAGCCCCGACTGACGATACGTCTCTATGTCATAGGTCGGCTCTAACCACCAGGGGTAGAGACGCACCGTCCATTCAGATAGAGGCACAAATGGCCGGGCCGTCATAGCGAAATCAAAGAATAGACCCTCAGAACCATTCGGCGTCGACTCGATGTCGAACCAGCCAAAGGGCGGGGGAGGGCACGCCGGCATCAGTCCGCCGATGATATTCTCGGCCACGCCCGCGCCCCAATGAGCAACCTCCGAGGCGTGAACGATATGGGCCGTCTGCACACCCCTCTTGCCAGCTTTCTGCTGAGCAGAGGCCCAGATGAACCTGTTCTTCATCTTCTGACCGATGACTAGCTCGGCGTCGTTGTCCACGAAGAAGTCAAAGGGCATGTTGGCATTCGCCAGGTCCTCCAAATGGTGCTTGATTCGGGACCTGAACATCTGTGTCATCTCGTCGGTCTGCGTAACAACCACGCAGTTGAGTCCAAACGCGGTAGTCATGCGTCGTACGTTCCGGGCCATGATTTTAGACGATGCGCGGGTCTGTCTGCCCTTCACAGTGATGTCTCGGCCGGTCTGATAGGCCGTCATCTGGCGCTGTTGGGCAGTTAGGACGAAATTGACGGTGTTTCCGAACTCGTCGGGGATGGTTAGGAAGGTCTCAATCCACTCTTTCTCATAAAGAGGGCTGAAAAGGAGGTCATCGTGCGATATTTCAGCCATTTCGACGGGCTCCGGTGCCGTCCTGCCTGAAAATGAAGGGTGTAGACGTGAAAACGCGCTCTAACGGCCTTCCGCAGTCCCTACAAATGGGCGTCTGTGCAATAAGCATCGAGGATTGCGTCTCAGATTGCATTTTGCAGACCGTACAGCGCCAAACGTAGGTCGGCACAGGCTAGTGCTTCCAGTTCTTCGCGGTTAGGGCGAACTGAACCTCGCGCAGACGCTTCAAATCGGCTGCTGAGAGCTTCCCCAGCTTCTTTGCCCGCGCCTGGAGGGTCGATTTCTCGGCCTGTAGGTCCGCCGTAGGGATTTTCTGGCCCGCCGGCACGCCCATCTTCTTGTGCAACAGCCCGCGATTGGCCGGCTTGACAGGTTGGAACTTAGCCACTGCGCTTCTTGCCCTTCTTAGGAGCCTTCGTGCCGCCCTTTGGTCCCTTGACCTTCTTGTTCTTCTTAACCATTTCTATCCTCTACGCTAGTGGTGGGCCGGGGAGGACTCGAACCTCCGTAGACCGTTAAGTCGGCGGGTTTACAGCCCGCAGCAATTGCCACTATGCGACCGACCCCGCTCTGAGCCGCCGGGCGGGACGTGTCGTAGGGGAGAGGTCGCCCCGCCCCCGGTGGTACATCTAATGTACACCGCTACCCGGAGGCTGTCAAGACTTCATCCACTGCTTCTTTTCCTGCCGTGCCTTACCTCGCCTTGTCCACTTGCGATGCTCCATTGCCTGTACCTTGGCCTGGTGGCCCTTGAAGGGAGCGTTATAGCACGCGAGTGAGCAATACTTAATATGAAACCTGGGCTTCTCTGTAGGACGGTGAAACTGCTCAGTGTACTCCGGGTTTGTCTCAGAAAAGCATCCCCACTGGTGTTTGCTCCCGTAATTGGGCCTCTCACTGTTGTCATAGAAGGTGCCGTTGCATCCACCCTCACTAATAGGAGCCTTGTTGCAGGGCGCAAATCGTACGAAGTCGAGCCCGCCTTTGCCGCAGACAATGCACTTCTTATGAAACCGTGCTGAGTAGACATTCGACGCTGCCGCCGGCTTGACGTTTGGACAGGGCTCGCTGTCTTTGCGACAGCACGGTGCCCCACAGTGGACACTACAGGTCGACGGGATGAAGTCCCTATGACAGACTGGACAGGTTCCGACGTTCACTTAATTCCTCCAATAGTCGGTAGCACTTCCGGCACATTATTCGTTTGGTCTTAGACTCGTCGTCACCTACCAGTCGAAGTAACTCCTCAGAGCCCCCGCAGTAACAGCACTTTGGCACATAGTACCTACGATGCTTTGTTCTGTCGAGCCGACTTGGGTCCGTATAGTAGTCTGGTTGCATGTCACCCTCCTACTTACAATGTAACAGATTCAGAGTTAAT